TCAAATAACTTAACATGTACATTGCGGCCTTTTATTGCAACATCATACCCTAACGAATGAATATATGCTGCAAGCTGTTGTTTTGCATCTTTTACATTTTTTGCATTAAAATGTTCTATTACACTTGCTTCGTCTACAAATACATCCATGTCTCCGCTGGCATCTTTAAAGCCAACTGACCCGATATCAAATTGTACATCTAAAAATGGAATTAGCTTTGTGACATTGTGTTTTAATTGTGCAACTTCGTTGCGTTGTATGTCGACTGTTCCATCAAATACATTACCGCTTTCAATTATTTTCATTTATCTTCCTTTTGCGCCTGCTAATAGTGCTTGCAGTACTTTTCTTTGTTTTGCAGGCGACATTGTGTCCCATTGTGCAGACATTGTATCTGCACTATTTCTCGACATTCCTGCTTGTGCTAACATATCTGATGTTTTTTTATTTACCGGGGCATTACTATGTTTAGTTCCTGATGCTTGCATATTCACTGCCGTATGCTCCAGTGCCGAAAAGAATATTTTATATAGTATTTTTTTATTATACGGATCAGCTATATTAGATGTTGATACCAACTTAAATGATGTTGTAGGCGGCAATTTTGTTACCTTTGAAAGCCACTTTGCAAGTTCTGTTATTAGCTGTACATTGCCATTGTTATTATTTTGCGGGGAGTGCGGTGTATCTTTTGCATCTTGTTCAGGCGATTGCGGATTATCAAACTTCCCGGCCATTGCTGCATCGTATGCAACATCGAGCTCATCTTCTGTATGCGTATCTATAGGCACCGATTGCTTATTATTGTCTGCTCTTGCCCATTCACCAGTTGAGGTTTTTTTATATTTACTGCCGGTTTTATATAAAATAATCGGATCTGTATTAAGTAGCTTAAATCCATTTATTGAACGATAATCAGGTGCTTCTGTTAGCTGTATGCCAGATAATATATCAGACGATAATGATTCAAGTGCGCCAACACGGTTAAGACCATTTGCATAGGATATCCACATTTTAACCATGCCTTTTGCAATCTTTGCATATTGTCTGCTTTTTTCCGACTCTGCGGCACGTGCAGCAATTCCCCCTTTGGATGTTTTATCAGTTATTGCTGATGCAACACTTTTAACATAATCTAGTATACTAGCCTCTGTTATTTCAACTTCTTTTTTACTTAGTGCACTATCTACATCACTTAACTTCATTTATTTTTTCCTTAAAGATCGTACAAATTTACGTTCGTCCTTATGCCGTATTGCATTTATAAACTTGCGCTCAAGCTCTGCAGATTCATCTGCTGTATATGATTCCGAAATAAATGCCAGCAAATTAATTGCGCTGGCAATCACATGCTGTGCACGTGATTCAATTACATGCGCTGTATCTTTTTTAACATAGGCACTATCAAGTTCAACTAGCTCATCTAATAAACTACGGGGTTTATGCATTATATAACTCTCACTTATCGTATATTTATGTGTTTAGGATCAAACTCCCTTAATTTGACCAAGTAGCTGTTTAAGCTTTGTAGATTGCACATTTGCAGTAATTTTCGATGTTTCTAATTCGTCTGTATTTGTATCTTGCGATGCGCTGTCTGGTCTACTCATGCTAGTCGATACCGGATTAGTGCTTGTTAATTTTGCACTTGATTTAATAGAATCCATTACATTAGATGCAAGTGTACCCGACGGGTTCGATGGATTTGTAATACCCGAGTCGGTAATACGTAACGAATTAACATCAAAATCTAAATCAATTTTATTGCCGACACCGCTACTACTGCGTGTTTTCATTGCTTGTATCTGGTACCTGCCACGTTCACGCATTGCCCTGCTTGTAAAGATACCAAACACATTATCTGCTGTATTAATTTTAGATATACCACCTGCAATATGACTATGATCAAATTCTACTTCTTCGACAGCCGAGTTATGTGTTAGAATACCGTTTGCATAGAACAACCGATTACCTGTTGTGTTAATGTCAATAGTATCTTCTTCGCCTATGTACTCTATTGATACAATTTCATCTTGAATCATGTTTTATCTCCAGTTGATATTTAATATGTCCTGCATCGTATATTCTAATTGCACCGAGACTATCCATTATTGCATTAGCAGAAAGTGCCGGGTCAAATCCCATGTTAACTAATTTTTTCTTCTGCCACGATAGTCTATGGTACATTGTGTTATTGTAATAATACCAGAACCCTGGCTTAGTAACACTCATTATTTTAAAATTATTATTTTTGTATATGTCGCCGCGACCATATCTCAAATCTGCATAGCTTACTAATTTAGTTATTTTACTATAGTTTACCCGTAAATACAACAGAAATTTCCCTAGTGCACCATGCACCATGCACGAAAACGACAATCTAACTAATTCGGCTACGCCTGCTTCGAATCGACTGGCGTTACGAACCGAAAATACCGAAACTAACTCATCGCCATAATATAATCCAAGATGTATACTTGCACTAGCAAACCCGCTTATATGTGTTCTATCTACAAATGTTCTAGCTGTGGCTGTTGAGATTTTTTTCACTATGCACTTTCTACCTGCTACTGCACGAGATGAATTTATATGCAGCCGGTGTTTAAGCATTGATATAACAATATCTCGATTATTGCTCCACTCGTAGTCAGTAAGCATTAGCACCGAATAATGTTTATTATGTATAGCGTTGCACTTATCGGCATGGTAATCGTTTGGTAGAAATTTATCCGAGTGCCAATATAATCCGTTCACTTCTATAGCCAAGTTAAATTCTGGAATTAGTATATCTATTTCTTTTGGTGCAATTACAGTACGGTCATTTTCAATAATATCTCCATTATAAAATAATTTAATCTCTTGTACTATTTCTTTTTCTATCGAGCTCTGGCCGCCAAATCTTGCTGTTGGGTAGCATTTTTTACATTTAGGTACCTTAGAAAAAATATTAGATTTAAACGTATTGCCACAGTTTTTGCATGTCCAGTTGAGCATCGGATCTCGTACATGCGTGTACTCCGAAAATGTAAATGCAGGAGTGCTATACTCGAGATTCGATAAGTTGTTATAAAATGTTAACTGTTTTTTTCTTGCCCTGCTATTTTTATTTTTTTCTATTTGCCCCGGGTTATCAACTGAGTAACGCTGTTGCATAGTACACTTAAATTTTTCTCGATACATAGGTGTTTTGCTGTAGTGTATTTCCCCGTATCGTTTTAATACTGTAGCATTTTTCTTTTTTGTAATGGTATCACTTTGTGACATGCATTTTGTACTACAGTATGTCGAATATCCTTTCCGAAAGGTTATGAATTTTAAGGCATTGCCGCAGTTACAGCTGGGGGCTTTGGTATACCCGTGTACAAATAACCACGCTTTGTTCGAAAATGTTGCGCCGGGCAACTTTTCTATTTGTCGATATAATGCATTTTCATTCTTTTTTACCTTCTGCGACGCTGACTTTGGTGTTTTGTTCCACAGTGTTTGAATATAATGTATCGCCTTGTTGTAATCCACTATTAATACTCCGTAATCCGTTTGTTGTAGGGAATTTGTGCTCTGCAGAACATATAATTTCCTTTCCGGATTTTGTTTTAATTTTGTACACTTTTTGCCTGGTAATCGGCAATTTTTCGTATACTTGCACTGCCCCGTTGTTCGAATCTAACCAATCGCCGACTTGCACGTCTTTAATTTCTATTTCTTTATTATTTGCTATAACTTTAGTGCATAGAACAAGACACCTGTTAAGCTGAGATGCTGTAATAAACAATATATTCAGTTCTTTTGCAAGGTTGCGAAACTCTTCGCTTACATACTTGTCTTTAATGAATTGGTCACTCGGATTAACTTTAACGCCGGCCGGGTTAGCAAGATCTAAATAATCCACACAAACAAAATCAATTATATTACCCGTTTGCACCTGTAACTCTTTAAAATATGCTCGCATATCATTTACTGTACTACCTGCTGGCAAATACTTAATACGCAAATCGCCTGCTTTCTTGCCGAACATTTTAACCTTGAGCTCTACATCGTCAATATCTTTAAATATTTGATTAGACGGTACACCTGTTATCATACTATCCATTCGCATACTACACAGCCCTTCCGATAACTCCATTGATACATATACACCGTTTAGACTTGCCATTGCCCAATTAACTGCAAGATTCTGCATTATCAGAGACTTACCCGATCCACTATTGTGGCTTGATATTCCAGCTGTATAGTACCTGTGATTAGCATGGTTTATATGAAAATCATACACTGTACTATCTTCGATTTGCACATGTTCAGTTACTGGTTCAATTCCGCTTTCTGTCTTTAGCATATCACCTACTTCAATATACTTAAGGTATTTCCATTTTCCGTTGTGCAGTTCAACAAAATGGTCATTACTACCGCTTAATGTATGCGATTTTGTTTTTATTGTGTAGCACGGTTTAATACCTTTGTTCCGCCACTTATGCACGGCTACAAATCCGTCCTCGCTTTTAACAAGCAAATTACTTACATCAGATAAATCTTGTATTTTTTCTTTAGTTGGCTGTGTATCGGCGTATAAAAGATCAAGCCGGTCATTGGATAATTTGTTTATATCAGCTATTGAGTAAAACTGAGATAACCATTTTATTTTATCTGTTAAATTCATATTTGAAATTTCCTGTTGTCCAAAATCTATTATACCCGTTTTGTTGCATGTTTTTCCACTCTGTTAAATTTGAATCAAATACGCTTAGTATACTGCTAAGTTTATGTTTTTGAAAATGTACTCGGTTAAATACCTGTCTATTCTTAAAATAGTAATAAGCTGGTGGGGTTGTGCCACTTAGTTTAAACCCCAATACATCATATAACTTCCCTTGTGAAAAATCCCTATTCGCATACGAAATCAATGAAGTAATATCAGGGTTAGTATTTAAGAAGTATGCAAATAGCTTTGATGCACCACCAATAACGCTATAATAACACATATTAGCATATCGTAGTAATTCGTATTCACCCGATTTAAACCGCGACTTACCAAAAGACATTGCGGCTATTATTTCCCCGTTGTATTCTAGCCCGATCTTAATTTTTGCATTTACTGCTTTTTGTAAATGATTTTTAGTAAAAAATTGTATATTTTCAGCAGATGTTAATTCACGAACTATTGTTTTTCGTGCATATACTTTATTCGGTGTGCTGTTAATAGCATTTGTTACTATGCTTTTTACAACATCTGCAGACTGGTCAATCTGATAATCCCAGAAATGCATCAACTTAATACCTTTATTATTACACATTACTGTTTTATTTAGATGATAGTGTTTATTTTTGCCTGCTAACTCGCTGTGCCAGTAGATACCGTTTACTTCAATTGCAAGGTTATAGTCTAGTAGATAAAAATCAAGCTCTAGCCCTTCTAATATTTTCCGGTCATTCTTAATATATCGGATATTGTGTAGTTGTAATATATTTTCAATACAATCTTCGTATTGAGTTGAACTTGGGTTATATAGTTTGTATTTTTTTAGCTGGGCTCGTACAGTGTGCTGACTTACTTGTAATTCTTCAGCAATATCAGATAGCGTATCAGTTGCAAGTCTATCTATTAGATATTCTTTATTGTTTAGTAATTCCTCAGAACTGTCTGGCCAATGGCGCCTGCTGCTGTGCGTCCCATAGAGAGTCAGCATAGTATCAGTAGCTTTAGTTCTGTTATTGTATGCCGGATCGCCATATCTACTAGTTTTTGTTTTTTTAATCTTTTCTTTAATTAGTGCAAGTTCATTTGGGTTTGTTGTTCCGTAGGTTTTAAGTAGTGTTTTTTGTATTTTTGCTTTTCCTTCTGCAGAAGTCAGGAACGAGGGCGCACCGTATTTTTCTAAACAGGATTTCCGTTTTTTATCCTTTACGGCTTGTGCCTGACTAATATAATCGACTCCGTATTTTTGTTGAATTGATGCTTTTGCTTTTAGCATCCTAGAACTTGCGTTTTCTTTATTTTTTTGACTAATTACTTTTTTCACAGAATCAAGCTTACTAACATTGTCTACACCGTATTTTTGTTGAGTAATCTGTTTAATTCGGGCTGAATCTAAGAACGGATTCGATAGACCATATCTGCTTGTATTTGTTTTAGCGCGGCGGTCTTTAGTACGACTACTTTTTCGACTACATGTAATAGAACAGAATTCGCTAGCATTTAGCACATTTTTTGTAGTCGCGATATACCCGTTGCACTCCAGGCACTGTAGTTGCGCTGTTATATTAGATACAATATAAGACACCCGAGTTGACACAGGTGCATCGTAGTTAAGAAAATCTGTATATTTAACAATCGAATTATACACCTCATCTGGCATTTTTTTGCGACCATTAAATGTTCCTTTTTTTGTTGTAAACTCGTTAGCTAATATAGCTTGCAATGTCCGGTAATCTAATAACTTCAATTTTGGTTTCTCCTAAAACACAACCTCCTGCAAATATATTTAGTTCGCCGCGGTTGAAGCCACCGTATAATAGTTTATCAAGTGTAGGCCATCCGGTGCTTAGCTGGCCATTACCATCTTTTAACAGTGTGAGCCTACCTTTAGGATCAAGGAAATAATCTGTGCCCATATCTTTTGTAAGACTGATTTGCACTGCATCTTTAATTAATTTTTCTACAGGTGCAAAATCGCCTTGCTCAAGATAATCAACCGATTGCATAATTGCACGCTCTAGCTCCGCTCGTTGTGTAAACGATTCGAACTCTGTCATAAACCAGTCTGATCTACCTTCGTTCATATCTATATCCGAATCAAGCTTTAGCCCTGTAACTGCTTCAATTTGATTTAAATCAGGCAACGAATTAAATTCTTTGCTGTGCTCAAGTAAAAACTCTGCTGTTGGTCTTAACTGTCGTTCGAAATTCTCTGGATTGAATATGTTTTGCACACGCACAAATAACTGAGCATCTTGCAACATAAATTCCATAAAAAGTTTTTGTATTTGTGTTCCATATTCTTGTATCATAATTCGCTCTTAGTTAAGTAGTATATTATAGCAATTCTTAATGCTGGTGTTAGCTAATTTGGCTATCTTCGTATTTTGCAATGCGTTTTAATGTTTTTCGCTTTTTCATTTCGATTTTTATCGGATGAGTTTCTATAGCGGCTATTATCGTTGCCACTGTATAATATTTGCCATACTTATTAAATGCATCATTGACATCGACTATATCATGATCCCACTCTGGTAAGCTAATCCCCCATCCTAGTTCAATTGCCCGATCAATAATAGTCAGCCCCGGTTTATTCATATCCGGTACTACAACAATTTCTTTGTTAAAGCTTTCTAACAAGTCCGCTTGTGCATCACTAATTTCGTTATTTAGTAATGCTACTCCGTTAACTGCTATTGCATCAAACGGTCCTTCAACTACAATTATATACTTCCAGTCTGGCCGTTGCATATCAGTACCAAATATATAATCTGATTGTTGATCTGACAGATATTTAGGTATCTTATTATCCAAGAAACGTTTTGTATGACCTACTATCTTGTTGTCATATATGAACGGTATTAGTATACTATGCCTTGCTCTACCCGGATCATCGGGCATAATCATAAACGGATAATCGGATATTTGCAAACCTCGGTTTTTAAGTATGTAATCTGTATAATACTGGTCCGATTCTGCCGTTAGTAATATTGCCGATTCCGGTAGCGAGCGTTTTTCAAATTCGACTAACTTAATAGCATCTTCTGATATTGTTTCGCGGATAATAGAATCGACACTTCTGCTTTTTAACGATTCTATAACCATTAATTGTATTACACTTTCATCTACTCCAAGCCACTTCAAATATCGCCGGGCTCTATAGCTTAATATCTGGCCATGCACATATCGTACTTTAAAACCGCAATTAAAACAATGTGCCGACCAATCGTTACCGTTGATAATAAGGCCGCCGCGGCCCCTTGTGTCTGCTTTTTCACCGTTATGACGACAGCACGGTGCATTAAATGTTAGCCAGCCTTTAGGGCTTACTTTGTGCTTTACTGGAATAAAATTTCGTATATGTAGATCTATAGCCATGCTGTAAGTATAGCAAAATTCACATAGGATATCAAACTGTTTGGTATAATCTACGAATTTCTGGATCAAGCATATTTGCAATACTCGTATGGCCTGCTTCATTCGGGTGGAACCGTGGTTGCAAATACGGGTGATGGATTATGTCGAACATTGCAATATTTGGCAGGACTAGTGTATCTGGAATATTTGTTACACTGTCATTTAGTTTCCATATATTAACCATGACTATATCAATGCTGTGTGATTTACACGATCCATTAAATAACTCAACAGTCTGTTGCCATTGTAGCTTTGTTAGCTTAGCATGTTGAGATAATAATACATGGTTTCTGTGCGTTTCATTCCATTGTGTTGCACTTGGCTGACCTTTATCAAAACCGCCGGCAATACATATAGATTGCTTATACCCATCATATTTATTTGCATGATCGTACCATGTGATTCTATCTGGTTGGGTCAACCCAACGATAACTAAATTTTTTTCGTTGGGGTTATAGGTCGAATCAAGCCAGCGTAAATATTCCCATTGTGACGAAATATTCGAACCGCCATTTATTCCATAATTTAAGTGCGTTGCACTGTATCGTTTTGCTAACTGGCCTGCAAAAGTATTGCGATTACGATACGGTGTATTTAGATTTTCATATTCTATATTACTCACCTGGTCTATTAATGCCGGGTCATTTAATTCATCACCATAAACCCAGCTACAACCGAAACTAATCACATTATCATACTTAATCATTATCTAACAATAACCTTTTCTACTATTCCTGTATTAACAGCACTCGTAAACTTTATACGTATCTTAGGATGAAACCCTGCTATATTGTACATGCCAGAGCCGGTTCCGCTAAGTGGAATTGCTGCATTAATATCGTACCACACATTTGCATCGTCTACTGCACCTTGGAATTGCATAATACCATCATAGTCGATTATATCGATTTGAAAGGTGTGTAGCGACTGAACAGATGTTTGATATTCTTCTGTTAACTGAATATATTCCAGTGTTGGCTGTTGCATCACTTGCAACGGTTTAATGTTTTTGCTTACAATATGTTTCGGGTAAACAGAATCGACTACATCACATACACCCCTGCCGCCGCCTTGTTCATCGACAAATGCAGGTAGACTAAGCGTGCCGTTATCTAACTCAATCGAGTAGTATGCATGTTGTGCTGGAATACTTGCAAGTTGCTGCTCGGTTACAAACACTTCTGTATAACCTTTGTTTATATTGATATTAGTAAGCCGAGTTTCTAGTAGTAATTCTTCGGTATTTTTAGATATTAACCTAAATGTAAATGCTAACCCTGTAATATCAACTTTCTTTTGGTCTGTATTTTTAAACCATATTTGTAAGATGTTATCAACACCTTTGTGTAAAATTAAATTTTTTGCGTACACTGCTTTATACCTCAGATTTGATGCGCTACTTGGTATGCCTGGCTGAATTAAAATCGCCACTTGCGTTTGTTTATAAATATATATATTAGTAGAGTTCATACAACTATTTATGGCATCAGATAATTTTTTAAACAGTCTTTCGGAGAAGTATCCGTTTTTAACAATACTGTCCTATGCAGATCGAGAATTTGTAGGGATAGTGCAAAATCACGACGAGTCAATTACAACACTTTATGATTACGGATTAATATCTACACCGGAAATTAAAGAGTTATTCCTTGAGCTTGGTAGTCAATGGTGGTGGGAAAGTAATCGATTAATTCCAATTAACATATTTCTTAAAAAAGAATGGTCGCTTTTTAAGCCGTTCTTAATTACATTTATGTCAAAGGACTTAACCATTGTACAAGGTCCTACAGTTAGCCTTGTAGAAATTGCAAAAAAGCGTAGTAAGCGCAAAAGCATCACTCTTGTTAAGCGTATAAACGACTAGATACATACTTCACCATCTTTATGGCTGGCAAAAATTAATTGTGCGCATAGCCATGCATTGTCACCTCTGATTAATGTGCATAGTCTTCATATACTTGATCATCCGGTAATGGGGCCGGTTTGTAGTATACTTGACATGCCGATAGCATTACTGCACATAATAAAATTGTAAGTAGTTTCATTGCATTTCCCTGGTTAGTAAGTTCATATGTACATTCACTAGCATTGCATATGAAACTGCATGCGCTTTTTTAAACGAATATTCGCCGTTAGCAGGTACAGTCCATATTTCTTTTGCTACATCCGACCACTGTTTACCGATTAAATGCCGTTTTGCAGGACGAAATATTGCAAGGAACATTGCCAGTCTTGGTATTGTATTCACTAGTTGCGGCATTTTTAATAGCGTGTCAAAATGAGAGCCTATGTGTACTAGCTGCTCAACAAATTCTCGATTAAGTAATAAATCCCAATTCGGCGGAGCCATTAGTTCAATTAGATCTGCTTCATTTTTCACTTGTTCATACACTGACATATTAAGCAAATCAATTTTAAAATACTTGCGATTTTCTGCCTCTTTAAAATCAAGTGCCGAACATTGATTCACCGGATCATACGGTATATCAGTTACGTAAATGCCGCTATTGTGATTCTTTATTTTATTGTTTACTACATGCATTGCCGGTACACACTTAATTAACGTAATAAGGTCGTTGCGATTAGCCAAATCTATATCTACATCAGCGCGATGATTTACCATGTTGCCGCCTTTAATACTTCTTGCACACTATTAACTTCTTCTTTGTATGTAATCATTTTAGCTTGCCATATTTCCGGATTAATATAATCCCATATTATTGTTACTTGCTCTTCAGATAGCGAATCTAAAAAGCGTTGCCCTGAATCGCAAGTATATAATACCCACGGACTTAATCTGCCGGATGATATCATATAACATAATTTATTTGTATTGCCCCGACGTAAAATATCTTCCGCTTTTTCGCCTGTTTCATCTGCCCATTCAAACGATGCTTTTACAGCCCGTTGCAGTGCATCCATCGGATTTTCTGTTTGTATATACTGCATAAGAAATTCGCTATACAACGTATCACTACACCATTTGTCCAGCTTTTTGTTATTTTTTATCAGCCATTCGCCGTAGCGAGCAGGATTAATAACCCGTGTTTCAACACAGTAATTTCCAAATCTTACAAACGCAGAATAATACGAACTGCTTGCAAAATTCTCGTATGTACGAGGTTTTGCGCCTCCTTGCGAGATTTTATAAAAAGTAATATACGTTTGCATTCCTATTCTTACACCAGGTTCACCTCTTTGATTGTATCTGCGTTTCGGTTCGCACATATGGCTAACAAGAGTCGATTCTCTAGAATATGATTTTTTGCAAAATTTACATGTAAATTTTGGTTTACTTTGCATTACCGTAAGCTCGGTTAATTTCTTTTAATTCCTCTTTGGTGATTAGCGTTGCCAGTAAATTAATATCTTCCAACTTATATTCAGGGTGCATTTGAGCCAATAGAGCTTTTGCTTTTGCAATTCTTGCCGGTACTTTTTCTTTTTTCTTTGCAGATATCCACGAATGTCTAAGTGTTCCCATATTAGGACTAATTGCACTTAGTGATAACCACTGCAATTTAGGATGCTTGTTAATATCCCATAAATTGATATTTGCATTAATATTCGTAGATCGTAAATAATATTCTTGCACACCTGGATCTGCATCTACATCCGATGCCCATTTCATCATTACATACGCTGTAAAATGTTTAGTCTCTTCCGATGGTATATTGTCGTAAAATGCACGATTTTTTGTGTCTACTGCACGCATCTCATTCGCAATAGATAAGTATTTCGATGTCATATTAAAATGCCATTGCGTAGTTAACTACTTCGCAGTTACGCGATATATCTTTAACAAAATACACACACTGCGGTTTTGCTCCAGTACTTAGCGGAACACATAAAAATTGCCCATTTTTTAGTTTAGGTGCATACCACTTTACTTCTTGGTAAATGTCTAATATCTCAATATCAAGAAAGGTAGGGCTAAAACTTGTTAACGGGTTAAACTCAAATGCTTTAAATCCCCTGTCATTAATCGATGTTAATGGCAATGCTTCTAAATCGCCAACATCCGGTTCGCCTATTAAAATTTTCCAGTCCACAGGCATCTTAATTGTGTGCGGTCCTATTCGTAATACTAGTGCAGGGGCACTAAACGATTCAAGAAATATAAGCGGTATATAAAAATAATCCGGTGATGTTGCATCGCTATTATCAAGAATACTAAATCGCAGGTCATCTACTTCTTCTGGCAACGTATCTAATTCGTAGCATTCGTTTTCTAGTGTTAAAATTCTAATATCATTCTCCTATGTAATATTATTATAGCACATCATATCATAATCGTATATATTTTGGTTATGTTTTCCATGTGATTTTTTGTACTGTGTACGGATAGTTTGCATCTCTATAAAATTTCTTTCTTGCAGCCAAATGTCTCTTGGAATATTTACATGTTGACGAAATATCAGTAATGTGAACAAAATCTTTGTCATCTGCCATTCTTAGACCGCGCCCTATAGATTGTATAACTCGTACAAAAGATTTACCTGGTTCAAATAGGACAAGATTAAATATTCGGGGTACATTGATTCCTACTGCCGCAATACCATATGTTGCAATAATTGTCTTGTTATCTACGTTAGCTACTTCTTTATAGTGCGATTGTCTTGTTTCGGATTTTGTGCTGCCATTTAAGAATATAGAATCTGGTATAAGTTCCGATAGTGCTTCGCCAGTTGCAATATAATTAACCAGGATAAGCGTGTTACCTTTATTTTTTGCAGTGGGCATATTCTTTACGATTGCTGCAAGCCGTTTTTGATCAGATACAAGATATTTATATTCTGCTTGATAATTTGTAAACTCTGCTGGATCAACAAACTGCATGATATTAACATGGCAATTCGACAGCACACCCTGTTCTTGCAGGTCACTTGCTGCTAAATGATTTGTAACATCACCGAGTCCAACTTGCAACGACCGTTTCTCAAATTCGTCTTTTGGAATTGTTCCTGTTAACCCCCACCGAATCGGAATACGCGACATAATACCTGTTAGTAATGTTTTTAGCACATCGGCTTTTGCCTGATGACAGTTTGCAACAACTACGTTATTTGCAATATAGTTATGATTATCCTGTATGTGCAAATTGTAGGTTTTTTTAGGGGTTGGTATAATTTTTTTACTTTTTAATTTCATATAATTTTCCTTTTAGTACTTGCATCAATCAAACATATAACTACTTCTGCGTTAGCGATATGTATTCACGTCTATAACTTCCATTTCGCAGGTTAGCTCATCTGCACGTACCCATCCTTGATTGGTTAAGAATTTATGATTAGATGTAACCTGCAATACTTCCCCGGTTTCAAATTCTAATTCCAGCATTTCTTCGGACTCCGAGACAGTTAAGTTTTTATGCAACTTAACAACCACATCTTCTTTGTAAGTATTTGTTTGCTCGTCTAAGTTAATTATTATATCACCGGGCTTTAAGGTTTCAATCGGCACTGTACCATTAGGTGTTAAAATAGGTGTGCCCCGAGCAAAACACTCGTCGACTATTATGCATACCATACCTTCAATAAAATCAGTTATGTCAACCTCTGCTTCATTATCCTTAGATTGTTTAAGCATTGAATTTAGGCTTTGCCACGTTGCAATAGTGTGTGTTTTTCCGTATTCTTTTCTACCGCCAAAATATACGCCAACGTCAAGTCCCAGATTAACGTAATCCTCTTCTGTTTGTTTAACAAGATCCCTATTTGGTACAATAATCAGTGTTCTGCCGTATTGCTCACAGCGTTGACTCATTGCCGCACACATTAATGTTTTGCCGGATCCTGTTGCAAGTGACTGCACACTTTGTCTATTTTCCAGGTATCCGTTTACAGCATCAACTTGATAATCTCGAAAAATTATCGGTTGCCCTTCTACCGGATGGCCTTTTGGCCAGTTGATATGACTGAATGTATTCTCATCAATTGGGTCAAATTTATAATCAAATTTATAATCCCGCTGATCATCAAGTTCTATTTCATAGCCCGCCGAATCTAATATAGGAAGGATCTCTGACAATAAATTAATATAAGTTGATCCACCTAGTTGGTAAAATGCCACTTTACCGTCCCATCGTCCAAGCCTAACAGCCGGCAGGTATTTTGCACCTGGTACACTATATTTAAATTTGTTTACAAGGGCTCGCCTATCCGGGAGTGCAAGGCCTTCTATTTTTACGTTTACTTCATCTCGTATAATTAATTTGCATTTTTTCATACAACTAGTATATAATATACACGAGCAAGAGTCAAAATAAATGGGCTGTAATTTGCCCATTTGTTGTAGTACATGTTTAAGTATTAGTTTGGTAATCGACTATCTTTAATTACCACTAAATCAAATGTAATTAGGTCGCCGTCGGCAACTTCCCAGTGCCATTGCGGTTGATTGTTCAAGTCAACTCGATTGTCTGCTTGCAGTATTCCGTTAATTTTAACGTTTCGCTTGGTTTCGAATAATATCGGAGGTGCATCATTGATATTACTTGTGCTTTGCAAATGTATAGCATTTGCAGTTGCCCAGTCTGCATCAGTTTGTATAGGTGTCCCTGCATAATATCGTGTTAATATGTCTGGCGGGGTAATTGCAATCATTGCAGGATAATCAATTGTATCAACAATTAAAGATGTCATTGCATCGTATGCTGTTAAGTCGGTATCTGTATATGATATACCCCCTACGGTTACACTACCAAACGATACTCCAATTTCTACCGGATAGTTTCCAGCTGGGACCGACGTAACTGTAAATTCAGCAATCGGATTCCCCATTGGGTCAACTGATGGATCAGAAAACGTAGCAAGATCTTCTGGGGGGGCAACACGGTAATCTAATACCGGTCCAGTGTAAACTGATTGGCCGTTAAAGCTAATGTTCACTTCTGGAATTGATTGTGCATTTTGTGTCCAACCTAATCCATAAATTCTAAATGTGCGTGATGGCATACTATATCCTCGTTATTTATATTACTTTTATTTATCAATCTTTACGTTCAATATCAGTTTCGTCACATGATGTACCATATTGTATTTCGATAATACGAAGTGGATCATCGGTATTGTTCGATAGCTGATGCCAACTATCACCGTTAATTGTATAGCTTGCAAATCTCGCCAGTGTAGTACTGCGCCGGCTATTTGTATCTTCGTCAATATAAGATACCGTTGCTACTCCTTCTGATACAAACCAGTATTCCGATCGTTTAAAATGTCGCTGCATCGATAACGATTTACCCGGTTCTACAGTAAGCTCTTTTAGCTTTACATTACTATTCGGTTCATGCAAGATTCGATAATATCCCCATTGACGAAGTGTTTTTGTATTCTGTCGAGATAATGCCCATGCTTGTAATAACTTACTCGAGCTATTTAATTTGTTACTGCCACCAACCCCATATAATACTTTTATTCCTAGATCAAGACAAATATTATGCTCAGGTGTATTACTAGCAGTTCTATCACCACCGTTTGCAAATGCAATAGTACTATTAGGATAATCTGCTACAATATTCTTAATTGTCTTTATTACAGTATCGTCATCGTCTTGCGCATAATATACTTTTGCCACATTCTTTAGTGCAGACGCAACTGATATCCTATCACGTGCAGGTAAAAATACCTCTCCTTTTTTACGTCTGAGCCATTCATCACTGTTAACAATAACAATCACATTCTTAGCATGTGTTGCTGCATCATTAATTAGCGAAATATGACCGCTATGTATCGGGTCAAAGCCAGCTGATACAATAGCATAATCTATCATAATGCAATATCCTCCATGCCCACCGACCGTAACTTAACTACATGCCCCGACATCCACTGTTTGCTTTCGAGCCCCTTCATAATACCTAGCCATGTATTTCGCACAAGTGCAACTTCATTTATTAAAATTTCATAATTTACAACTTCATCTTCGCCATCGACATATTTTTCTGCATCTCTACTAGATAGTGCGCGTGCATAGCCTTCAATGTATAGTTTAAACCATTTGCGGCGAATTTTGCGCAATTGTATATTCATGTAATTTAGTACTGCTTCTACTTCTTGTAGCTGATTAAATCTATGCTCGGTTATACCCGGCAGTGCTGAAATATTTTTTTCAACACTACCGATTAATTTAACCTCGGCTTTTGCATGGGCTATTTCATTATTATGGTATGCAATAAAATCAGCTACATTTGCAATATCACGTACTACATCAGCATATTTTGCCATTATTAATAGTTATCTTCAAATTCTAGTTCGTCAACTTCTTCGTCGTCATCTTCTTCTGCATCTTCTAATGTGTTATATGCATCTTTTAGTACAGAGTCCAACGAAATTAGTTCTTGCAATTCGTCTCCGACAATTTCGTGTTCTGCCAGTAGCACAATTACATCAGTTGCAGCATCTTCTACACCATTGTTGCCTAAGTAAGGCTTTAGTGTGTTCCACATTTCAATAATAATATCTTCCATTTTTATCCTTTAATATTTTAACTATTTATCCAGCGTCTGTGTCTTTTAGTATTTCGCCTGTTTCTAAATCAACGTTATCTGGTACAATATCCGGTTCTGTCCACTCGTCCATAATAATCTGTAAACGTTCTGGTGTCCAATTTTTACGGAATTCTTTAATTTCTTCACCGGTTATTTTAGAGGTATATGCTAATCTATTACCCGATTTAACTACTATGCCCTGCGCTTCAAATAAATCAAGCAATCCACTTGTCGGTGCCATTCCTGTTTCATATGGAATTTTAACTTGTACTGACTCAAACGGTTTTGCATACCGTGTTTTCATTACTTTACAGGCGGATCTAATACCTCGCACTTGTGTAATTTTGTTTCCGCTTTCATCTTCTTTTAGTTTAAGTTTACGCATAGCAATAACAATAGACGATGCATAAATAAATCCTTGTCCACCGCTGATTTTGTCGTCGGGGTCAAACATATCTTGCGATGCATACGTATGATTAGTTGCTACTAATCCTACATTATGTGCTCCAAACATATTTACTGTGTTGCGTACCAGCGAGGTTAATGCTTTTGGCTTGCGACCCATATCACCTTTCATATCACCTTTTTCAAACTGTGTTACATCAGTTGGTGTAAGTAACATGCCAAGACTATCAACTACAAATAGTACTTTTGGTGCTTCTTCTGGATCAAGTTGTTTGTAATCTGTCATAAATGTGCTAATTGTTTTTGCAACATCGTCGACCATTGCCATATTAAGCTTCAATAATTTATCTTCCGATGTATCTACACCAAGTGCGTTGAGCCATGCTTCATCTAACGCATTTTCGCTAT